CAGCAAATACCTGAACATCCGACCCGTTCCAAGCACCGCCACTACCACCACCGCCACCTGTATTGGCAGTTCCCGCCGTGCCTGCACCTGTGTAACCACCTGCTCCACCGCCACCTAAACCGCCTGCGCCTGCTGTTCCATTTAAAGTTCCTGCGCCACCACCACCTGCGTAATAAATTAATGTGCCAGTAATGGAATTTTGTAATCCAGCACCACCAGCACCACCTCGGTTTGAGGTAACACCGTTACCACCAACAGCGGTGGCTCCACCACCGCCGCCAGCAACTTGACCAGCTCCAATACCACCATTGTTACCTTGACCTACCGTTCCAGCCCCTCCGGGAGCTCCAGCATCACCGTTACCTCCGCCAGAACCACCAGTGCCTCCAGTTGTATTACCACCAAAACCGCCGCCCAATGCTGTTGCAATATTAGAAAATGTAGAGTTTGAACCTGTAGAACCATTTGTTCCGGTTCCGCCAGCGGTGCCAGCTGATCCTCCAGCGCCTACCGTAATTGTATAAGAAGTGCCTGAAAAAACGGTTAATATACCAGAGACAAAACCACCAGCACCACCACCACCCCCACCAGTGGTGTTTTTAGAGCCACCGCCACCGCCGCCTGCAACAATAAGATAATTTATAACATAACCAGCACCTTTACTTTGTTGAATAGACGAAAGTGACGACAATCCTTGAGTCGTGCCGAAATCTAAGTTTAAGGCTTTACCAATAAAACCATTGTTACTTCTGGCCATTACGATATAGCCTCATAAGAGCAAACAGCTTCACAAAGATTATTAGCGTTTGCTGAAAATGTTGTATTTGCTGAAACTCTCAAACAATCACCCTCTTCCAAGTATATGGACTTACTAATAACATCCAATGTTGTGTTACCTGATACAGCAATATTGTGTGCTATTTCATATGAAACGCCACTTCGTAACAATGCAGCCGTCACTAATGCTGTATTTCCTGTTGCATGAATATTAGAAATATACAGTGCATTAAGTTTCAGAACCTGTCCACTATTAACAGAGTTTACGACAAGGTTTGATGATACATTCGTAACAGCTGCAACGGCAGTATTACCACGAATTGTTGTTACACTTACAATGTTTGGCTGTGCCATTTAAATTATCCCCCGAATACTATTGACATGGCAATAGCTTTGCCTGTTGATGCTGCTGAGTTTGCTGTTGTGAATGCGCCATTTGCATAGATTGCTGCTGAGTTTGCTGTGGCACTTGGTGTGTTTGCTGCTGTGAATGCAGCTGTGATGCTGTTGTTCTGTGTGATATTTGTTAGTGAAGCAGCATTAGCAGATGTAAATGCACCGTTCGCATAGATTGCTGCTGAGTTGGCAATTGCTGGTGGTAACAGACCACTAACTAATTTTGCTAAGGTAATAGTACCATCGGCCACATCGGCAGCAACAATGGTGCCGTCTGTGATTGAATCTGCTGTTATTCTATTTAATGGCATTTGTCTGTTCTCTTATTGATGTTACAATATTTATGCTGGTTTAATTGATTAGAAAAATTCCAGATGGTTGAAATGTACCAGAACCTGTAAAGGTGTGAATTGTGTTACCGCTTGATGATGTGATAGTGCCGCCTGTTGCTTGCTGTGAACCAGAATATCTAACAATTATGACACCAGATCCTCCCCCTGTTGGACCTGGCTGTCCGTTTCCAGTGTCACCAGATCCTGTTCCACCACCGCCACTATTTGCCGCAATTGATGTTCCTGTATCTGTGCCACCACCAACCGCTCTCGTAACTGAAGAACCTGAAATGCTAGAAGATGCACCAGTTGGAGTTCCGCCAGCTCCACCTCCTGCTCCACCAGCAAAAGTTCCGCCTCCGGCTCCATTATTTCCTTGTCCTGCTGTTCCTGCTCCTCCAGGAGAACCTCCACCGCCTGCGCCACCTCCGCCACCGCCTGAACCTCCAGAACGACCACCAGAGTTATCAATTGCTATACCATCGTGATATCCACCTCCTCCACCACCGATAGCAGTTAGACCTAAACCTGTAGAATTACTACCATTACTATTAGTTCCTCCACCTGCACCAATGGTAAATGAGTAAGATGTGGCCGAATTTGCGGTTGTGCTACCAGTTAAATAACCACCTGCACCTCCACCACCACCTCTATATCCACCAACGTTTTGTCCGCCGCCTCCACCTCCAGCTAATATTAAATAGTCTATGCTTAAAGTATTTACAGCCGTATTTAATCCAATAGGAAAAGCATATCCTGCAGGTCTAACACCTTTCCTGTTTACAGACGAAAAGGTGATATCAGAAGTTTTTCTAATTGCCATATTAGGTTATTTCCGTACCAAAAGCTGCAAATGAAAGATTACCTAAATTAGTATTAGCTGCTAAAACCATACCAGCATTTGCAGTTAGTCCAATTGTCAAAATAATAGAATCTGCAGCAGGTACAATTGCACCACGAACCAAGAAAGTCGCAGCTCCAGCAGGAGAAGCAAACTCCGAATTATTCATTAAAGCTAAACTATATGAAGCATTACTAGCAGATTGGTTACAAATAGTAATTGTTGAAATTACCGATTGTGTTGCAGCTGGTATAACATATACGTTCGTTTGTGTGTTTGCACTTGGGTTGATAGCCCCTAATCTTTTATAAGCATTTGGCATTTTACATTCCTGATAACATTAAAATATTTGGTATTGGGTCAATAACGATTGCTGTGTTACTGATTGCACTAACACGGCCGTTTGCAGTAAGTGTTATTGATGGAATTGATATTGCATTTCCATATGTTGCAGCTGTTGCTGTTATTGTCGTAAAGTCTGTGTTGGCTTGAGCAAAAGCAGCGTTAGCTGTGTTCAATGCAACCGTAATACTATTGTTTTGTGTTACATTAGTTAGTGAAGCAGCATTAGCAGCTGTAAAGGCACCGTTTGCATAGATTGCTGCTGAGTTGGCAACATGACTAGGAGTATTTGCTTGTAAGAATGCTGCATTAGCAGTATTAAAAACCGCTACCGTAGAAGGAATAACACCTGATGCTAATTTTGATGAAGTTACTGCACCATCTACAATCTGTGCTGTTCCAACATTAGTAAATGATATAACCGATGTTGCACGATAAACAACAACAATATTATTAGCACCAGATGATGGTGCTTCAGTGAATGTAATTACACCACCTGAAACCGAATATGAATTAATTGGATCTTGTTGAATACTATTGACCAAAACTTCTACTGTGTTTGCATCATCAGTTGTTCTGGTTAGTGTAAATTGAGTACAAGCGCCGGTACCATTAAATCGGTCAACTCCAAATATAAAGTTTGTTACTCCTGGTTCGTTACCGATATATGACATGTTATGCAATCTCCAGGACTGATACAATTACATCGGCTGAGTTAGTAGCAGAAGTTTGTACCTGCATATAATCACCAGCTTCCATAACGAGTTTTTGGTCTCCGCCAACTGGTACTAATGCACCACCGTTAGAAATAGTTGCATTTTGTACCATAAAGTATGTTGTTCCGCCTGATACCACGGTCACATTTGCACTAATTGGAGACAATGTTGTGTTGCCAATTGTCATGCCAATAATTGTTGCTTGTGTTGCCGCAGGAGTAACGTATGCATTAGCCGCTGTGGTTGTTGCGTTCTTTAAAAAATAATTCTTGAAGGTGTTAGCCATTTAATTAGTTCCTATTATCTATTGTCTATTTATCTGTTATATCAACCCAAAGCAATTGAAAATGCAACAGCTGCATCATTTATTTGTTGCACGGCTTGACCGGTAATTAGTTGAATATTTGCTGAATTTGTCGCTGTTATATCCATAGCGGTAATCGTGTTTCCATTTGCTGTTGTATAATTTAAAGTAGTTATGTTAGAAGTTGTTAAAAACGAAGTATTTGAATATAGAACATTGATAGAACCTGATGTACGAACATTGAGTGTGGAACCTGTGCCAGAAACATCAAGTTTCGTGTTTGCAACAAATGTAGCACCATTACCATCGGTAAGAGTGTTGGCTGTAGCAATTAGATTTTGAGTAGCACTTAACCACTGCTCAAAAGTGTTTGCTGTGGTTAGCTGATTAATTGCCATTGTTTACACCTTTTTTAGCAATCTCATACAATAGTTCTTTTATTTCAGACATATCTTTTTCTATTTTGTCAATGCGTTGTTTAGTTTCTATTTTCTCAGATTGCTCTTTTTTCGCACTATCTCTTTTTTGATAATACTCTTGAAGGCCAGCTCTGTCTGTATTTAGAACAGCCTTGGAGTTCATATCTCTAACTAAATTATCATGGTCTTTTACTTTTGCGAACATAATTAACCACCAGCTGGTAGAGCAATTGCACGAAAATCACGCACTTTAGGAACATCAACAGTTGAAGTTCCGTTCATTACAATCTTAATTGCAAATGTTCTAAAGTTGCTGTATGCAGTTGATCCTGAAGAATAGCTCACAGAATTATTAGCTGTGCCACTCAAACCTGGAGCATAAGAAATTTCACGATAATCATTATAGTTAGCCGATACAAAGTTTGTATTGTTTAACTGTGTCATCAATTGATAATTCTTATCTTCAAATGTATCAGGGTCAGAAATAGATAACAGTTTATAATAAACACGAATATTTGAACCTGAAGGTTTATATGCTGTCAAGTAAACACGCAAATCACCTGAATCAAAGCCATCAGCTAAATTGATTTTACGAGTTACATAACGAACATCAGAATTGCCTCCGGATTTACTATCTTCACCATTATATGAAACTGTTGCACCGGTGCCAGGAGTCGTATTCGCATCCACAATTGTGATCGTTGGTGATGTTTCATAACCAGAACCACCACTAGTTAAATACACCGATGTGATAACATTTGCTGTTACAACAGCTGCAGCAGTTGCACCTGAACCACCTCCACCTGTAATAGTTACAATCGCATTAGCATTGGTTGTATAACCAGAACCACCTGTAGACAATACAATATCTGAATTACTTAGTGGTAAATCATTGATGATATTTTCAACAGCAATCAAACTCATGCGTGAAGTATCAATAAATGGTGCAATATCAGGACTACTGGTTGTCATTGTCGCTTTAACAGTCAAAGTTGTATTGCCTGTTGTTGGATTCAATACACGGCGTCCATTTCCATCTGTCATTGCATAGTCAGTCAACGGAGTAAATGGTAGAAAACCAGTTTGGCCTCCGGTTAAATCTTTTTCAGAATTAAACTGATAGGTAATTGAAGTGTTTTCAACAGACACACCAGTTGCAATTAAATGCATCAAATCATATGCTGTGTTAGATGATGGATAATTAACATTGAATCTAGCTTCAGTAGGTGTTGTACTAAATGTATAACGGAACAATCTAAACATTAAGTCAGCATTTTGTTCAGCTGTCCATGTAGAACCATTCTGTGATAAGAACAAAGACCCTTGATATGGTTGTTCTGAAATTTGCCTAGCTGATACGGTGTCCAACTTACCAATTTCAGCAGCATAAGTTTCATACTTGTTTGAATTGGATAACAAGACAAAACAATGTTCTCCAGGTTGCAAGAACAATGGAGAATCAAATACAAATTCTGTGTATTTGGTTGCATCATCCAAATCAGGTGATGTTGTTGTTTTAACTTTATCAGGTGTCAATGTTACTGTTGAATATGGATAAATCAATGATGTTGATGGATATCCATTTACAACAGAACGAACTTGTAATGTAACTGGTACAGTTGGATCTTTTGACTTAAAGCAAAAACGAGCCTTAGACAAGAAAATACCTTGTGGATAATTTGATGGCGACACTAAGAATGTTTGTGCCAACGGATCATACCAACCTATAACTCTTTCTGCAACAGCTGTTGTTGTAACGACTCTGTTATCTTTAACGGCCACACGCTGTGTTGTTGGTACAGTCGCAGAGATAATTGTATTTTCTGTTTTCTGTAAAACACCTTGTGCAAAGAATGTAGCATCTCCATTTGTTGAAGAAGAACCAATATCACCAGTTGAAGTGTCAATTAACCTAAAACTCTTTTCACCAACCCGGAATACTCCGTTTGGAATATTAAACACACCAGCAGTATCGCCTGCAGCTGTGGTTGTTAAATCACCAATTGAGTAAACTGAGTTTGATGTTGGAGTTGTTGTCCATGTTCCAGTGATTGTAAGTGTTCTTGTGCCAGCTGTGTAAGAGGAAACTGTTGCCGTTTGACCAGCACCTGTTCCAGATACAATATAAACTGGAGAACCACCGTAATCACCGGTATTATTTGCGCTTGTAGCATCAATTGATAGAACAATTGTGTTAGCTGTGGCAGAACTTACGAATCCAGAATAGTGATCATATCCATCAACCTTGATTGATGTACCACTAGTTTGGCCAACCAAATTCATGGTTGCGCCATTTAACAATGTTGTTGGACTTAAATTAACTACAAAAGCTTCTCGGTTTGATGTACGAACAACAAATGCTGTGGCATTAACTGTGCTAGTTGCTGTGTTTGTAACATTAACAGCTTCAGGATTGCCAGATTGTGTTATGTAACCTAAATTGTTTGAGCTTAGTATAAATTTATTTGCACGAGCAATATATTTGTTTACACTAATATTATCAAAGAAGCCATAAAGTGCTGTAGTTGGTTTGAAATCTGAACAGGTGAACAATACACCACGATCACGCATATAAGGAATAATTGAAACATCAATAACACGATCACCTAATGATTCTGTAATCGTAGATGGAACAACTTGTGATAATACGCCTGATCTGGTTTGATCTTGTTTTGTAGTTGTCCTGTCGGATTGAATTAACCATCCGTCACGAACAAAACTACTTGATGATACTGTTGATCCAGTCCAGTAAGTTTGCCAATTACCCCACTCATAATTGTATGCATTTTCTGTAATTAAAGCCCATGCATCCTTATCACCCTCAAGGTTAACAAGAACATCTGGTTGTTTGCTGGTATCAATCCAAACATCTGATGGTGGATCAAGCTGAATTTTTCCAATATAGTTTACAATGTTAAATGGATTTATGTTGTAAACTTTTGATGATTTATTTTGATCAACAAAAACAGTATGTGTTGCCTGTGGTAAAAGAACAGGACCAGCTTTTAAAATAGTAGCAGCAGAATTAGCTGCATCAAATGTTAAAAGATGTGATGTGATGTTAAATGTTGGTCTAATTTCTTTTCTTTTTGGATCAACAGAAACAGAATAATCTGAATTTGTAACATCAGCCACCGATGTACCATCAAAAGAATCAACAACAATACCATTCTTAAATCGTGGTAGATTTGTAGAATCTAATATAGTCAAATCTTGTTTATTAAATGCATTTTGTTCAAGCAATGAGAGTGATGTGTAATATTCCAAATTGCCAACACGACGATCAATGCTGCCAATATCACGCATCGTATATCGTTTATTATCAATATATTCAACATCAATATCAGAAACATTGGAAAGAAAAGGAGCTTCACGGAGGATATACAATGTCATTGCACCATCTTTATCATTAGGCACAACAGGCGTCAAAGATGGGTCACCCTCAACAACTTCAAAGGTACGATTCTTATTCAATATTACCTTGTCAATTCTTGGTAGATAATATTGATAGTCTAAAAGTATGTCGGAACCATTCTCAGGAATCTTTGGACCAGTCGTGGTTGAATCAACATCAAAACTGACTGTGTTTGCTGTTGCAGCTGATGTTGGCGTTGACCTAACGGGTCTATAATCAAGAGAATCTCTTAATTGGTATACTTGCCCTGTTGCCTGAGCTGTGTATGAAGGAATACTTCCGTAATCATATCCAACATAAGAGTCTACGGTAAAGAATCCTGCACCTGAAGAATCAAAGTGATCAAACTTAACAAGTAATGGGCCGGATGGGGCAGAAAAACCAGGCTTCAATTTAATAGATGCGTGATCATAAAATGAATCTCTTTGTCCAGTATCTAATGTATATCTTGATGTGACATTTGTGGCTAAAGAAGAATTGGCAGTAGTAATATCTAAACCACCAAAATCTAAAACAGAATCTAGTTCAACAACATCAGCTACAAATAATGATTGAGGTATATTTGGCACTTTAACAACTGTATTGGCCATAATATGAACTTGACCATTAGCTGTGTAAAGTATAACACCGTTGTTTGCAAAAATACTAGTTCCACCTGAAGTTTGTATGGTAGAATTAGCAGAAATATATGTTTTTCCTTTTGAACCAGGATTACTTGCATCAATCGTTGCAGTAATATTTGCAACCATATTGTTACCAGATGTTACGGTAATCTTACGGGTGCCAGTATCAACTGTATACAAGTTAGCAGGAATAATTTGACCAACAGTATATGGTGATGATCCAGCGTTCGTCACAACAACTTGATAATTTTCTGCTTTTGCTGAAGTGCTTGTAGCTGCAGAAATTGTTTCACCACTACCAACTGTTAGTGCTGGAGACTGTGATGTTGAAAATGACTGTGAAGCATATAGTCGTTTATATGAATATGAAAAATCAGAAATTGTATTTTGCGAAACAAAATTTTGGCCAAGAGGAAACAACAATGGTTCAAGATTTGTATCTGAAATGAATGTATCATTAAATGTTGAAGCTGAATCTTTAGATGACGTATCAATGTCAGCTGCTGCAAGGCGAGTTGTACCACTAGTTACCGACAAAGATTTAACATCATTAAGTTCAAAATCAATAGCAAAATTAGAAGTTCCTTGGCTTACATTTGCAACAAAAGGTTCTGCTAGTTGAATTGTTTGTGTTGCACCATTATAATTTATAATGGTTTTTGGTGTTTCACCAGTTCCTGGTCCAGCCACAATTCTAAATTTAGCTCCATCATATGCATTATTAGCCGTAGAGTAAACTAAACCAGTTAGTGTATTTGCAATTTGAACATATGTTGTGTTTGTTGCGACAATACTATTATTACAATTACCACCTGCAATTGATCCTACATTCACATCAAATAAGTATGTGCGATAGGTGTATGTTGCTGAATTTGAAGTGTCAGTTGCCGAATCAAATGCTATAGATTTAACACGAGCTGTACCAATTTTGGTGTTTGAAATACTACCAGCCGATGCTACATTAATTGTGCTATTAGATACACAATGCAAATCTATATGTTGTAAACTATCAATCGGCAAAGATCCAAAATGTGTATTTGAATAAACATAATAACCATAATCAGCTGTTAATCTTTTATTATTTACAGAATCAGTTGTTCGGGGTTTATCAAATGTGATTGTTGTTGGTGCAATGCTTTCATATTCATAACCATAAACATAGGCTTTGCCTGGTGACAAAATGACATTAGCCTTCGCAGTATTAGCTGAACTAGTTTCTAATGCAAGTTTAAATGGTCTAACCGTATAATTACCGGATTCATCATATGTTCTTCGGGCTAAAGTATCTTCTAAAACGGCATATTGCGGATAAATCAACGCATAAGATAAAGTGCCGTTTTCAACTCTAGCTAAGTCAATAAATTGGGTATCATCGGTGGAGTTTGTTGGTCTACTAGATAGAATCAAATCAATTTTATAACGATCAGCTCCAGGAGCTTGAAAATTAGAAGCGTCTTGTGCTGGATCCAATAGAGATGTATCTTGTGTAGAAACTACGATAGATTCGGTAATTTCAAAACCAACTCTCACATTAGATGATGTGTTGTATTTACTGAGCGCAATTGTCTGAGCACTATTTCTAAGAAAAAAACCATCATAGAAAAATACACCATCACTTACAGAAAATACTTGTCCTGTTCCTACGCCGCTTGTTGCAATATTGGCAAAAACCGGAGTATCTTCAACGGTAGTAATTGTTTCGCCTGCTGCAAAAGTAACACCTGAAATTTGTTTTACATAGATTGTTTTTGGGTCACCAGTTCCAGAATCAGCATCATACACAACAACAACTTGACCAGTTTTTGTTCCTGTTGTGTTGGTAATTGTTTTACCATTAAAATTATTTACATTGACAGCTGTTCCGGCAAAATCAGTTGATACATTTAAATAAGTTGAGTCGTGAATAAAAAGTTGGCCGCCAGAAACCACCGAACCATTTTTAAAAATGTGTTCACCAAAGCGCTCTACTTGTTTTTGTAGAATAGTTTGTGATTGTGTTAATTCACGAGCTTGGACAGCATAGCCTGGCTTAAATAATATCCGTAAAAATTTCTTATCATCATTATAATCATCATAATATGGATCAACATTAAAATTAGTATTTAACGACATTAAAATTTTTCCTTAGAATCTAATAACAAACTTGATATTTTCAGCTTGTCCATCTGCTCTATCTATTTTTGTAACATTTTCCGCATATAAAATATCACCAGTATACGGTTCAAATTCTGGTTTAGCTTCTTTAACAACTGTTCTTATAACACCTGATGTTGCACCAATAAGTGTTCCACCAACTGTGGATACTCCTCTCACCCCCGACAACCTAACTTCGTTACTGGACTGAGCATTAACTCTACCGTAAAAAGTAGCTGTATTTGCGGAAGATCCTTGATAAACAAACTCATTTAATGTGAAATCAGTGCCGGCAACTAGTGTTAGATTGGTTGTTTGTGAAATCACACTATTCGCATTGGAACTAATTGCTGGTGTTATACTATCGTATTTATACGGATCTCTTAACAATCCATATTGTCTAATTGATGTGTCTACCGATATCAATCCTTGTTCCGTAGAATTCACAGAACCTATTCTTTCGTTTATCATAACATTACTTGCATTTATTTCTTTGGCTGGATTAAATGAATGTCCCCATTTTGGTGGAATTATGCATCGTGTATTTGCATTTGTACCAGAACCAAAAACAAAAGCATTTGCAAAAGTATATCCTGTCCCAAAAGTATCAACAGTTATTTTAGCTATTGAACTATTGACAATATTTGCAGAAGCTTCAGCTCCTATTCCATCACCTTCAATATAAATTCTTGTTGTAAATGTTGTTGTATTTCCTGACCCTCCGCCAACAGCAATTGTTGGTGTAGATAGGGTTACAATATTTGTTAATGTGTTTACTGAACTAACCAATGTGTCTGTAGCTATTCCTGTTCCAGAAACTATCATATTTGCAGCCACATTTGCCGTGTTTGCAAGAGTTAATGTTGATACTCCACTTAAAAATGCTGTGGTGTTTATCGTTGGATTTTGATAACCAGTGCCACCATTAACAACAATAATTGTAGTTAATTCTCCGTCAACAGGGCTGGTTGAACTGACACCGTAATCCAATTTTGATGTTGATACAGGTGCAGGAATCCAATCATTAGTTAGAAATCTATTTGATGGTTTAACATTAAATAGATACTTCCAAATATATCCATCAGCTGTTGAAATTGTACCATTAGAAGTCACAAAGTCATCAATTGGTTCAACGGTTGAATTAGCTGATGCATTATTAGATAAACATTTATACACATTTCTACCAGAAGTAATCACATACATTGGTTTTAAATTTAATGTTGTGTTGCCTGTCAGTAGTGTATCAATGTCAATTTTATCATCAAATTGTTTATATTTTGTGTTAGCTGTCCAATTGACCCGAGGTGCAACCAATTCAACATCATTGCCTGTAACTTTTTTGGCTGCAAACATATTATCCCAAACCGTTTTTTCATCAAACGTGGAATCTATGATTGAATCAGGAGAAGATTCGTTGGCATACGGAACATGATTTCCAATGAAAACATAACCAACAGTCGCTGGTTCTGGTTCGGAAAATGATTCTTTGAATTGTTCTGCGTTATTAAACGACAGTTTTTTGGAAGTGTAATTAGTTGCCATGGATATAATCTATTTATTAAGTGTTATAAGCAAGGTAAATACCTGCTGTGTTAGCAACATTAATTTCACCAAGCATTGCAGCTGTATGAATAGAACAACGATACTTATAATTACCAACAGAAGTATGTGGTATTCTCCAAAACAATGTTCCACTTACTTGACCTTGTGCAGCTGAATCATAAGATAGTGTTCCTGTGGGTGAAACATGTACCAATCCTGTATCAAAATCAGTAGAATTATCACCTAATCTAATGTGAAATGGATGACCAGTAACATTTAATTTAAAACCTAAAGTTGTAGCACTAAAGGTAGATACATTAGGATTATCTAATACACCATATTGGCTAAATCTATAAGCAGCAGCTCCGTTGTTTGTTACTTCCAATATTGTTGTAGCACCAAATGATAATGCAAGGTTTGCAGCTACGTTAGCAAAATTAAAACCAGAGTTAGCATGAATAAAGGATGCTGTTATGCTGTTGTTCTGTGTTGCATCTGTATCTGTAGCAGCGTTAGCTGCGATAAAAGCTGCGTTAGCATAAGAACCAGCACTGTTAGCTGCAACAAAAGCTGAGTTGGCATATGAACCAGCACTATTAGCTGCAACAAAGGCTGAGTTAGCGTATGAACTGGCAGCTGCTGCACCACTAGAACTATTAGCGGCATCAAATGCTGCATTCGCATGAACAAAGGCTGAATTGGCGTATGAACCAGCACTGTTAGCGGCAACAAAGGCTGAGTTAGCATATGAACTGGCAGCTGCTGCACCAGATGCACTATTAGCGGCAGCAAAGGCTGCGTTCGCATATGACCCAGCACTATTAGCGGCTTCAAATGCAAAGTTTGCTGATCTTTCTGACAAAACTGACAATGACATTTTTCTAGTTGTTGGTGTTCCTGTTTGCAGGTCAACAACTAGAAATACCGTGTTTAATGTATTAGAAGATGGAGCTGAAAGAAAGTTTAATGCATTGATTGTTGTTTTAGTATTAATAGCTGCATTAGCAGTATTAGCAGTAATGAATGCACTATTAGCGTAGCTACCAGCTGAATTGGCAGCTTCAAAAGCACTATTAGCGTAGCTAGCTGTTGACATTTTTTTATATTTCCTGTTATAGTATTATTATTTCGTTATTTTCTGTGACAAGTGGCAGATTGTTTTCAGTGAATACCAACAAAGGTTCAACGCCACTAAAAATAACCATTTCTTGTAAATTAGCTGTTTGGCTAAATGCTGGATTAACTGTCAATAAAGTATCACTTAGAATACTATCAATGTATCTAATTTCCGTGTTAACAGCTACACTAGTACCAACAGAAATAATATCTAAAGATTGAGCAGAAAGGAACTTAGTATTTATACCTGTTATATAAATGCTGTTATTTACATTAACAACGCCAGAAATTGTTTTAGCAGGAGTGATTGTTGATGTTGATAAATTATTTGCAGCAATAACTTCATCAATTTTATACTCTGCATATTGTATAAAACCAGCTGGGTGAACTAAATTCTTAAATATTTCTTTAAATTTACGGAACTCAACCGATGAAGATAGGACATATGAGTAGTCAACATAGTATTCACGGCCTTGTACGACTCGTTCAGAGGCTGAGAGAATGCCATCAGATGTAGTCCAACGACCAGGAAGAGTTACATATGTTGATTCAATAACACCGTTTGCTTGAGCAGTACCATCACCAGAACCCGTTAAAATAATTTGTGGCGGAAACTCATAACCAAAACCACCGTCAGTAATACGAATATTCAATATTTGACCTAACGGGCTAGTAGACAAACCTGATAAATTTTCGCCATCGCCCATCAGAGCTATTACTGATAAATTAGCATTTGCACCGTTTAATGACGATACTGTTATTGTTGGTAATTTATCAGCTACATAATTTTGGCCACCAATCAAATGTTGTCCGTGTTTGCCAATAGGTTTATTTGTTGAAGCTTTACTAAAACTCACATTGACATTAAGTGATGTATTTGATGTGATGGTGTTAACAAATCGTGATTCATTATTAATTATAATTCTATCACCAACACGCAACGTAGTTTCAAATAATGTATTTGTTCCAATAACCGTTGAGTTTGCTGTACCAAAGGTATTAGCTGTTCCTATAATTCTTGATGGCTGTAATTCTACCTGAGTAATAGCTCCGTTAGAAGAAACATTTGTTACAGCAGCTGCTGCACCAATTCCAAACTGCATCTCTTTATTACTAAAAATTATTTCATCGCCAATTTGATACCCATTTCCACCATTATTGATTCCAATTCTACCCAATGATCCAGAACTTAATACAAAATGAGTTGTTGAGTTTGCAGTATACTGTGCTGAATCAGCATCAAGTGTTGGAACTGTTGCAAATGTTGTGTTTGAAAACAAAATAGCAACATTGGTAATAGCACCAATAGAAGTTATTGTGGTGAAAGAAAATGCATCAATGAGTTTTGTGTTTGCATTTTCACCACCAGGTATAACTGAAGAATTGAAACCGTAATTTGCATCTGAAATATTAATTGTTGCAAGATCAGCAATTCTATCCGTGTTTACAGTAAAACTATTTGCTGTGTTTTGGCCACTTGTGTCAACACCGTCTATTGCCAATACTAATGCTGAGTTTGCAGCAAGTCCAACCACGTTAACATTTGATCCAACTTTAAATCCTGCTCCACCAGCAACAGCCGTAACCTTGTCTATAAAACCAGAAAACACCTCTGATACAATAGCTTCAGCATCCTCTGAAGCACCGCCGCCGGTAATTATAACAGGATCACCAACATTATAGCTAGATCCACCGTTAAGAATAGTAATTGCACTTAAATTAGACAACCCTAAAACTTCAATTGTAATTAGAGTTTCATCTTCAGGGTCAATTATTTCTATTGTGCCCGATTCACCGTTTTCAAAGGCGCCGACTAAAGTTTTTGAGTTTACATATAATTCAAATGCAGGTACAGCATTAACTGTTCTTTGAGTTACCTTTTCAATAAGAGCAGAAGCACCAGAAATTTCACCAATTAATTTTCTGTTTGTTAATAACCTAAAATTAAAATTATCATATAAAACTTTAATTACTGAATTATTAGCTGGCGCTGTATCAAAAACTAATTTTCTTAACTCTTTTCTAATGCCGTAACCAGATGTTTGTACAACATCGTTCACATATACCGTAACTTCATCATATGAAGCAACCTGAGCTAACTTAAATGTTTTTTCTGTGCCATTACCCGTATATGTGCTATAAACTTCTTGAGATGATCTAAAAATATTTTCAATTAACCAATTACCTGAAGATAGTTTGAGTACGTTTGTTTTTGGCCGAAGAACCTCAACTTCTTCATTATACAACAATCTAAACAACAGTTTAAAAGATTTTTCATTACCTTTCGCAAGATACAACGGCAATACATGTTTTAGTAAAACAGACTTATCAACCTCAACATCTTGAGGAAATAAATTTGCATATGTATTGAAAAAGTTTTCTTCAAAGTCAGAAACAGATGTATCCACATCGGTAAAATATCTGGCTTGTTTTGATTGTTTTACAAGATCATTTAACTGTGTACCTTGTTTGTTTTCCAAATATTCATAATATGCTTCCAGAAAAGCAATAAAATTTGGATGTTCTTCACGAACAAATTCGGGTAACTGACTGTTTACCAGTAAAGAAGTTGCTTGATCAATCATTATACGTTAGATTTCTTTTCTAGTTCAGTCAAAATAGAAACAGGATCATCAGCATCAATAGTCACAATCGTATCTCTTGTTGATTGAATAATACCTTTGTCTGATTGGATCGTCAGCCTTACCAATCCATCATCAGAGTCAACAGTTAAGAAATTAATACTATTGATAGTTATAATACCATTATCATAATCAATTGTTCCTACATTTGAATTAATGATTTGTCTTTGTGCCAAACTATCAAAATAAATTGTTCTCAATGTGCCTGTTCTACCATCAATAACTGCAACGGCCTCTGAACCAAATCCACTTCCACCAGATATAGTAATAATTGCTCTTGTGTAATCAACACCACGATTAACAACATCTATTCTTTGTATTTTACCATTCACTATAATAGCTCTAGCTGTAGCGCCTGTGCCGTCACCACTAATCGTAACTGTGGGTTCTGTTATGTAACCTGCACCAGAATTTGTAACTTGAACTTCTGAAATTCCTGTAAATGATTGTGGAGTTTCTTCAAAGAAAGCAACTCTACTAACTCCAGTAATGTCATTCACTGTGAATGGAGTTGAAGTTAATTTGTTTACTGTTGTTCCACGAAATAACGGAACATTATATTCAATCCTGTAACTAGCTGATTCATTTAATTTAGGTTGAAATCTTTTTTGTACTCTAACATTTGTTTCTGAGCCAACAATTGAATTGCCATTTGTTGCATCAATAATTTCTTGTAATTTTGATTGAATAAATGTTGAATTAAATTTATCTAAGTTTGTGGTTTTATACAACAAAATAGCTTGTTTAATATTATTTTTAATTGTTTGTTCATCTAAGGCTGTTTTTTTCGCATTGTATTGAACTGAATTTTCAAGAAGAATATACAAAAATTGCGGATCACGAATTTCTGCCTGCACAGAAACGATAGCTTTTGGATTAATAATCTCGTCAATGATTCTTTGTTTTTCAGTCTCAGAAATAAAATAATTTGTTTTTGGTTTTAGTGCAATATAAACTTTACCAAAAACTTTAGGTATATTATCTTCACCACCCCAAACAGATAAACTGTCTACACTTGGATATTTACTCTTGATATATGATTCATAATCTTTAACAGTCACAAGTCTATTTTGTGTAGCATATTGAGCAGCAGCTGAAAATTTAATAGAATCTACAGATTCATTAATTGCACCCCCAGCAGCTACATCAGCAACAGTGATTGTAAAATCAGAATATGTTCCAATGAGTTGTGATCCAATAAATGCATCAGCACCATTGGCAATATCACCCTTTGTTATCAGGTATTGAATTGAAACAATTGATCCGTCTGGTAACTTTTTACCAACAACACCATCACCAAAATAAACTTCATAATTTCCATTGCGGCCTTCTTGTAGGAAGAAAACTTCACTCTCAGATGTAACATCTAATATGTCATCAACTTTTGAATAAATGCTTGATGCTGTATTTGATGAATTTGGTTGAACAGTAATACTAATAGATTTAGTATCAATATTAGTATCATTAATAATAAAGATGCCTTTTGGATTATCAATTTCAGTATATGTGTAGTTGAATGTAGCTAATTGTCCTTCATACACATCCACATTTTCAAAGAAAAAAGATGTGCCAGATTTTGTAGCCGTATATTGATTGAGTGTCACAAAACTATACGATGTGCCGTCAATTGGATTTGATAAGAAAATGTAACCTTTAGGAATAGTTACTTCTTCAGGAGTTGTTGTCCCGGAATCAATTGTCACATTAATAATAGCTTTAGGTGAAGTGTATGAAAATGGAACATAGTTTAACATTTTAGCATGAGACACAACAGAATCTCTTAGAATAGCAGTATCTAAAAATGATTCATTGGCAACCATATTAAGATAATATGCGTTGTAGTGTGTGTTGTACGCCAACAAATCTAAAAGAATGTTTAAACCAGCACCTTCAAAATCATAATCTTGAAATTGAGATTGTTGTTTTAGAAATGTTCTTAAATTATTTTTGATTTGATCAAAATCAAGTTCCGTTACACGGAGTCTATTAGCCATTTTATCTTATCCGTTGCAGCAAAAATCTTATTGTTATTGGTTCAGTTCTGTTAATAATTTCAAACTCCATGTATACACCAAATGCATTTTGTTGCTCATTTGGTGCAACCTGTAAAGTTGTTATTGTAACTCTAGGTTCAAAATTACTAATGGTTTGTCTTATTTCTCTTTCTAAGTTTGATGCAGTAATATTGTCTAATGGTTCAAACAGCATCCTACGAACATTAGAACCCAAGTCCGGTTGAAATGGTCTCTCGTAATGATTTGTAACCAATAGATTCCGAACAGAATGTATGACAGCTTGTTCATCTGTCCATCTATTAATATCTTTTCTGACTGGATGAATTGTGAAATTCAGGTCCAGATCACTATACTGTCTATTGATTATTGAGGATGCCATGTTCTATTTATTCTATGTGTTGGCAATATTAGTCTTTATAAGGTCAGTTCCAATCAAATTATTAACCAAATATGTACTTGTGTTACCCATATTCGTGAATTTTTTAACAAAGTAATAATCACTTAAAATTTGATATGATTTTTCGTAAAAATTCCAATCGTGATATCTTCTGGTACTAACTAAAGTATTGGCTGTTTGCACATGAGTTATAATAAGGTTAATTTGATTTGCCGTTAAACTTGATATTCCACCCACATTGGCAGCATCCATAGCAAGCCTATCGGTGTGGATAATTAAATTATTATTAGCTAAATCGTCACCAATAAACAGGCTAGTTAAACTACCAAGCATTGGTGTTGAATTGGAGATGCCGTCTGTTGTATTAGTTAAAGTTAAAAGTTGTTGGCCAATACTAACAACCGAATCAAATTGTGGAATTGTTGTGCTGTTAGATGTTGCAATTGTTAGTCCGGATATATTATCTGTGTGAGACTTAAATGCTATAATTTCTGTGATGAATAATGCTGTTGTATTTGCCAAATCCATAGCAGCATTACCAGCACCAGTCTGTGTGAATGTGTTTGCTGGATCATTATTAGCAGATTCAAAAATTATATTAGCATTAGCTAAAAGTGTAGAACAAACATCGGCTGTTGGATTTACATAATATCTACTTCTTGATACTACATCATCAGCAATATCATTTTGTTGCCATTCTGTAACATCAGGAGGAGCAAGCTCTAGAAATTTTTTCGCTTGATCGGTTAGATAAATGCTATCGCCAAACTTTTTATCATCAAAACTATAATTTAAACGAGCGAATACACTATTTGCGGCCATAATAATTCCATTACATCAAAGGTATAGGAGGACCCGATGGACCTCTTGGAGTTGGGTGTATATGTCCATTGAACATCTGTCTTATTAGTTCCATTGGACCTCTAATATCTAAAACTTGCACACCAGTAATTAATGGTGATTTAACATTCACAACAGCGTCAACACAACCTGGTAATGCTGGCGTCATTGCACCAACTGTGATTCCACCTAAAGTTCTAATTCCCGCAAACTCTGATCCTGTAACACTTGATCCTGGAATACCAGCCACAATTCCTGTGCCAGCGGTGACGGATGTTTTTGATGAAATTGATGTAGCCTGTACTTCTCCATCAACAAATAAAGAGCTATTAATAGCTGACCCAGCTTCACCTGTGGTTATTCTAAATTTTCCTGTTCCTGTTGGACTAACAAGAAGATTAGCATCACCGCCAACAGAGGTGCTATCATCTCCAATAACAGTTTTTGTAAAATCTCCCTGAACTTCTAATATATAATTGCCTATAACTCTTTCATATTTGTTACCTTTCACCTCAATGTTTGAATCTCCGTGAATGGTAATATTACAAGCACCTAATATTGTTACTTCATTATTTTTTTCAACAATAACAACATTTCTACCTACAATTTTATTTTCTTGTGATCCATCAGGAAGTATTGCTGTGTAAGTTCCAGTTCGGTGAATTTCAACAAGTTTTTCAGAACCAACAGTGTTATCTTCAATTTTTGTATGGCCTGATGCTGTTTCTTCAACAGTAACATACGGATACTCACCAATTCCAATTGGTCTTTGTGTAAATCCACCAAAAGATTCTCCTTTAACTAATAGAGCTTCTTCTTCTGGTGTGAATGTAGTGTTTGTGTCAGCCATGATTATGCAGTTGCTCCATTACCAAACGAATTAAACACTTCATCTGGTGGCGGATTATTAGGAAAAAGTTTTATTATTAAATCGTTTCTTTCACTTGTACTTAGTGTAGCTGGATCAGCAATGCCAGAAATAATTCTACCCGGAGCGTCTATTAATTTATTGGTTTCATTTACCAAACTTTGTGTTTGTTCGGCTAAATTACTAAGTTCTCTTGTTGTTTGACCAATAAGGTTATCTGTACCGGTATTAAGTGTATCAAAAATAGCTCTAGTAAGTTCAGCTTGAGCTTCTTGCAAACATTTTTTGAAAAGTGCGAGAAGTTTTGCTGGTAAACTTAAAATATATTCAATTAAGGCCTTAATTTGTGCAATAACTAAAACAACCTCATTAATGAATTTGTTAATTAACTTAGCAACATTTGCAATTTCTGATATTGTATTTGCAATTCTTCTTATCGTAGCAGCAATTCCAGACAAGGCTGGATCTAGTCCAAAAGCTTCTAAAACTTTGTTTATTGCAAACCTGATACCATTCGCAATTTGTTGGGCTATGCCATGACAGAAACCTGCAAATTGTCTAATGTACGGAGTCGTGCCGCATTCATGTGTGAGTTGTTGGTTAATAGAGGATATAATTGTACCAAAGGTAGTTGATGCTGTATTTGATACACCAGATACACTATTAGCACCTGAATATACATTGACGGGGCCAATAGGATCTTGAAGGTCATTATTCAAATCTATCTGAGAAAGAAGTTGTGCTCCAATTTCATTGCCAGCTGCAGCTGCAATATTTGAGGCTTCAGCTTCCGTTTTGCCTTCAGACAAAGCCTTGTTAAACGCAGCTGTCCTAACATACTGTTGTTGAGCTGTTATATCTATAGTTGTAATTGCCATATTTTATTTAATTTTTCAAGGTGGGCCAGTTAAACCGCCAGCAGCCGAGAGAGCTCTAGCGGCTGCATTTGGTGGAACAAGTCCAGGTAAAACACCAAGAACTAAAATTTCTTGTGCATTTTGTCCATCTAGAGTTGTTACATAAACCCAATCTCCAATGGCTATTGTTTCAAATTTACTCTTATTGTTTGCAGCATGAAGCACATGAGCAAATGGTAATTTATCCGTTGGAATTCTTACCTTATCATTTCCGTGAATATCAAATATACGAACACGGACCCTACCAAATTTTTCAGGGTCATTATTATCTTCAACAATTCCAATTCCAAAATATGATTGTGATAGTAACATTATTATTTAATACCTATTATCCGACACTAAATCCATTGTTGTTGTGTGTTCCCTTCTAGCTGCTGACAAGGTATGCCTTGTGGACATAATTAAGTAATTTCCCGTTAAAAATTCATTTGATCCATCATCTTCATTGGTATCAACTGAGAACTTTGGAACCAAAACCCGCATTAGTTTTCCAGAGGTGTAAGGAAATACACCAGAAGTTTCAATTCTAAGCCTTCTAGCAAATAGATTTTGTATCATAGATTCTCTCTGCAATAACCATTTTTCAGGAGTTTCTTCATTACCTTTTGGTCTTGAATTGTAATAATATGATTGTATTTTACTATCTGTGGCTTGAGTGAGAGCTAATCCATGCCTGTTTATTTTTGTGGGAATAGAACTCTGATTTAATTTATCAGTATTTAAAGAAACAGCACCAATTTGATCTTTATTATAATCACTTTTTATTACTGTAAGTGTTCTGTTTTTGATATCATAAAACCTTCCAGTTTTAGCATACATGCCCGATTTTATGTTTTGAATAATATCATGTTGGTCAATAACTTCATAAGACCTGACGCCAAGAAATTCAATATCCATATCATCCACTATATTTTTTGGTGACATATTAATATTAACTAATGGGGTCTGTTTAAAAATATCATTTAAAGACATGAAATTAAAACCATCATAATTTTCAAAAAACAAAAATGTTGGTTTACCATTTACATCCAAAGCTCTTTTTGAACACCAAGTAATAGCGTTTAAAGGAGTCATTGTGGGAATAATGACACTTCTTATACCTTGTGATTCGGTAAATATTCCTAGTTTTTTTGCCGGTACTTTTAAATAATCTTTTAAAATTAATTGTGCTATTTTTGAATAAGGAAACTCATAATGTTGTGCAACTCTAGTTTGTTCAGATACCGTGTATTCATCTGAAATAAAATCTAATTTATAAGAAATAGCTCCTGGCTTAACAACATCTTTTAATGTTTGTTTATAAATGTGAAAAACTTTTTCATAGGTAAAAGTATCACCATTTTTTGACATATTAACATACAACAATTGAGATCCGTCAAACTCAAATCCTCTTAAAATTCCAAGAGAATCCACAACAACAATATTACCTGATATGGTGTTTACAAGAATGCTATCGTATATATTCAATTCTTCAAAAATAGCACGAATATCAATTTCTATTTTTTCATTTGGAGATAAAATCACTAAAGATTTTATTTCAAATTCACTTGATTGTATAATTGAATCAGCCATGTATTAACTGTTTATTTCAAAAATAGTTTTTAGTTCTCTCATAGCAGCTGGCACAAATTCATCTCTTAAAAGGATTATATTTCTTTTTTCATCATTTAGTTCAGTTTCATATTCAAAATATGTTTCCGTTTCTTTTGTTATAGCAATGGTTAGTTGTTTACCATTCTCTAATGTATATGTTACATTTGATGGTGTAATGTTTGCATATGTTCCACTATCAACCTTAATTTTATCTTCTGATTTTTCACCCGTGGAAACTATAGTTTTGGTTTCCACTTTGTAATAAGATTGGATGTTAGACTGAGCCCACTCTAAACCAGTTTGAGTATTTGAAGCATTAGCTGAATATTTGTTATTAATAAATTTAATTAAATCTCTTTCTTTCATTGGCCAATCAAATTGAGGATCAATAATGTCATTCATCATCAAAACTATCCAGTGTTTTTCAGCATCACCATAAAATTTAAATGCTGTAATTTCTGGTGTATCTTCATCTGTAACAACAAATTTAATATAAGCAGCGGAATTCTTTTTGAATTCTTCTTCAAAAGCTACACGCTTTGTTATATCGGTAACAACATCTAAATCAGAATTATCATCTGAATTGATGTAGTATGTCGTTGGAAAATTATAGAAATAGTTTGCCATATTTTAATTTGTATTTTAAGGTAATGGTTTGCTTACTGGATTGTTCGTATTAACCGGAAAGGCCTGTGCGACTGCTGACCCACCAAGACCATCATCCAAACCAAAACTTTTTTCTAACCCCTCTCCTCTATGATATTCTTTAGTGAGAATTTGTGTTTCCATAAATGTTAATGACAGACCAATGCCAACTGGCATACCGGTTCTACCAAGTTTTGCATCATTTTCTCCACCAACTTCATATGCATGAAATCCTTTTGGTGCATAGTCAACTGATATATCCGTTAAAACACAAGTTGAAACTTTATCAATGTTGGGATTAGGTCTGCCATTATACATGAATGAAATATCAAATTCTGATGGCGGAATAAGAAAAAATCCTCCTGTATTTCTTTTAATCTCTGGAGCCGAATGGAATCTTAGTGTATCTAATATTTTTTGAACCTGTTCCGCTTCTTTTTCGGATCTAGGATATAACATAAAATTAAAAGAGAATTGTCTAAATTTAGGCGAAGAATAAATTACTTCTAGCATTGGATTGTTAACAAGGCCTGTTGCAGCTGCAGCTAATGCTGTTAATTGATTACGAGCAACAGGTGAATTTTGAGCAGCCAAATTCAGAGCAAAACTGCCTGCATTGTTTACATCTCCCATTACACTATTTGATAGTGATGATAGAATAGCTGGAGCAGCTGCTCCAATATTGGCGCCACCTAATTCTAAAGGTCTATAAGTTTGACCATAGCTAAATTTTAGTGTGTCTGGCATATACAAAGCAATAGTATCTCTTGTCCTTTGTATTTTTCTTAGAAATTTTTCACCTCTAACAGATTTTACTTGTTCAACAGCTCCACTAACACCACCACTAATAGTATTTTGAATTGGCTCTGGAATAAATTGATTAACAGCTTGATTTGTTGCTGAGGCAATTGAACCACCAACTGCAGCTATTGCTGGATTAACACCAGATTGGAAATTTGAAATTCCAGATTGAATTGCCGATGAAAGTTGTGTTCCAAGTTGGGTGGCACTTCCTGCTACATTTATAGCACCCCTTCTTGCAATCAAATTTTCATTATTTGCAATTACAGTAGGTTTATCGCCTGTAGCTGGAGAATTGTAAAACTGAGTGTTGACTTGTTCATTAATGTTAAATAGGATGTAATGTCCTTTGTCATAACTTCCAACATCTTCGGGAAAACGATAAGTGTTTCTTTCATATTGTTTTCCGCCAAGCGATGATGGGCCACCCAATCTATTACCATTAGAGTTCGTTATTACATCTATGATTTTGAAAAATGACATTTTTATCCTATTACATTAAAATTGGCATCTATATATTTATATGACATATGGCAAATCTTACAAAGGATTCTTCAATCCAAAGAATCCAAAGAAATATAATGGTGATTCAACCAATATCATCTATCGTTCCACGTGGGAATTGAGAGTGATGAAATGGCTAGATATTCATCCAAATGTGATATGGTGGAACTCAGAAGAACTTGTAATTCCCTATAGAAGTCCAGTAGATAATAAAATGCACAGATACTTTCCTGATTTTATTACCAAAATGAGACAAAAAGATGGTTCTGTAATGACCTATGTAATAGAGGTCAAACCTGACGCACAAACCAGAATGCCAGTTCAAAAGAAAAAGACCAAACGATTTATTCAAGAAGCTGCAACTTATGCTGTTAACCAAGAAAAATGGCGAGCAGCTGATATCTTTTGTCAAGAACATGGATGGAAGTTCTTGGTACTGACGGAAAAAGATTTAGGTATCTAATTAATCATTTAAAGCAGCACCGCTACTTATGTGTTTAAAACTGAGAATCTATGGTAATTAATTGTTTTCACCTAATATAAATAGAACATGGCATATTTACTCGACCGAATTAATCAACAACTTACCAAGGAAGGTTACCAACCTCGTTCTTGGCAAGCTAGAGATTGGTTGTTGAATAAAATAAGTAAGTTAAAACCGTCACGCCAATCACTCCTAAGCGACAGAGGACGACTCGTAGACGATACTTTGATAGGACATATGTACTTTTATTTCTATGAAGCCAAGACGAAGGACAAGTTGCCATATTACGATAGGTTCCCATTGGTTTTACCAATTGAACAATACCAGAATGGTTTTTTAGGGTTGAATTTGCATTACATTAGCCCAAAGCAACGAATCGTCCTTTTAGATAAGCTTAGTGAATTTGCCACCAATTCAAAATATGATAAAACAACAAGATTACGATTAACTTATGATTCATTACGGGCTGCAGGAAAAATATATGAACAATCAGCTTGCCTAAAAAGATACCTCTATTCAAATATAGAAAGTAGATTTTTAAAGATTGAAGCTGATGAGTGGGATATTGCTGCATTATTGCCGTTTGAAAGTTTTATTGGAGCTTCAAGCTCAAAAGTTTGGTCGGAATCAAGGAAAAAATTCTAATGTCATTTTCACCAGATAAGTTTTTATCACAGGTCAATAAGCGTGGCGGATTAGCTAAAGCTAGCCGATATGATGTGATTATTCCTTTGCCACAATATATCAATAATTTTGTAACAAATAGTATTGTTGATAAACTTGTTGCTCTAAGAGATAGTGTTATCCAAGATATAACTTTTGCATTGCCTTCATTTATAGGAACATTTATTGGGCAAGATCCAATTAGTAGACAAGCATTGACAGCTAATCCTGAAACAACACGACATTTAGCTATGATGTGTGAAAATGCAGAGATGCCAGGAAAAAGTTTAGTGACAGAAAAGGTGAAGATATATGGTCCAGGATTTCAAGTTCCATATTTAACAAATTATGCAGATATGAACTTGACTTTTCTTTGCACAAATGATTATGCTGAGCGCAAAATATTTGACCGATGGATTGAAGCTATTATTCCTTCTGATACAAATAATGTTAGGTTTCCTAAAGGCGCTACAAGCAGCTATCTAACCAATATTACCATAACACAGTATGATGAAACTGTAAATAGAATCTATGCTATTCAACTAGTTGATGCTTTTCCAACTGCTATAGCTCCACAACCATTATCTTGGAGTGATGATGGGTTTCAAAGATTAACTGTTAACTTTGCTTATCAACGATATAAAGTAATTTATGATGAACAATTTGGTAGCGCAGGCGATGTTTCCGCAAAATTGAATGAACTATTTGGTGCTAGATCAAGATTTTTAATTAATTAATATGGAGTAATTATGGCTTTACCACGAATTGATGTACCTATTTTTGAGGTTAAATTATTTTCAACAGATAAGAAAGTAAAATTTAGACCTTTTACTGTCAAAGAGGAGAAGTTATTTCTGATAGCTTCAGAATCGGATGATCCTCAATCCACAATCACAACAATCAAACAGGTTTTGAATAACTGTATCCTTGATGATACCGATATTGATTCATTGCCTTTGTTTGATATTGAAATGTTATTCTTGAATTTAAGAGCTCGCTCTATCGGTGAGATTGTTCAGTTAAAATATAAGTGCAATAATAACATCGTAGAGGATGATGGAAAAGAACACAAATGTGGTAACGAAGTGGGGATTGATGTGAATGTTTTAGAGGTTTTGCCTGAAGTGAGTTCAAATCACTCAAATAAAATTGAAATAAACAATAAGCTTGGTATTGTTATGAAATATCCAAAAATGGATGTTATTGTAAATGTGGATAATCAAGAGGGTATTGACTCTGTTTTGCAGATGATTGTTAGTTGTATTGATTACATTTACGATGAAAATAATTTGTATTATGCCAAAGATAGCACAAAAGAAGAGCTGGTTGAATTTTTGGAAACATTGCAATCAAAAGATTTGGAGAACATTAAACAATTCTTTGATACTATGCCAAAAATGAAAAAGATTTTAGATTTTAAATGTGGAAAATGTGGATATGAAGAAAAAATTGATGTAGAAGGCATACAAAATTTTTTCGGTTAATATTTCGTTATGATAATCTAGGTAATCATTATAAAACAAACTTTGCTCTAATGCAACACCACAAGTATAGTTTGACAGAGTTAGAAAATATGATTCCTTGGGAAAAAGATATCTATGTGAATATGCTAATACGATATCTTGAAGAAGAAAATGAGAAAGTTAAAGCTGCTAACCAACAAAGAAGATAGGAAATGGCAACAGGAAGATTAACAGATATTGTCAAAGCTCGCCGTGAATCTGGTGAAGGCGTTGCTAGTTCGTTAGCTGGGGGTGTGAAAGAAAGACTAGGAGAGAAATTTGATCCTAGAAGAATATTGCCTCAAGGTGGGTTGTTGACGGCTTTATTTCCTAAGCTTCGTGCCTATCAATCAAAAAGTATTTCTGATAAAAATTTAAAATCTGCTGTGTCTGAATCTGACGCATCTAAAACACAACCGTTATTTGAATCTATCAATTTCAACACGAAGATCATAGCAAAAAATAGTATGGCTTTGCCCTTGATTCAAAAAGATACTAATCTAATTAGTCAAACTTTAAAGAAAATTGTTAAGACTATGCAGGTTAAAAAGAAATTTGTTCCTATAACAAAAACAACTCCAGTTTTAACAAAAACTATTGGTACAAATTCTTCAGTTGGAATGGAAAAACTTGAAAATGATGATGGAAAATCATTTTTTGCAACTTTAATTGGATTATTAACTAGCGCATTATCCAATATTGCCAATCTAGTGACAAAAACATTATTAGGATTATCAGAAAAAATAGTAACAGGTATTGTTGATGGATTCAAAGGGTTGTTCAGAATAGCTTATTTTGCCAGTAGTTTACTTTTAGGTTTATTAAAACCTTTATTAGCTATTGTTTTTAGTAAAGTCGGCATTGGATTAATTTTAACCGCTGGTATTGTTGCAGCTTTGTATAAATTTGCACCAGACAGATCAGAATTAGAACAAAGAGATGTTGATATAAACAAAATAAAAATGGGATATGCCACAGGAGCTTTAACAACAAAAGAGCCGGATTTAGTTCGTGATGCTCGTTTATCTACAGGAATATTTTATAATGATGAAAAAGAATATTTAAAACAAACATCTGGCCAAGTATCTCCAAAAGATATTATACCAGATGTTGTTCCTGGAGATACGCAAAATCTAAGTGGAACATTAGCCGTTGGAGATGATATTGCATCTGGATTAATTGAAACTGGAAAAATAGATGGTGATGGACTGCAAGGTAGAAATACTTCAGATGTTTTAAAATCAATTGAAGATAATTTAAAAGAAGATAAAAATTATTATAGATTAAAACATGTTATACTCAGTACAGG